GTAAATGTTATGTTTTTACCGTCCTTTAATACTCTAAATTCTGCATATAAGTCTTGGTCATCAAACAAACCAATTCCCATTGTGTTTTCTGTATTCTCATACTTCTCGTTTATTGTGTCAAAAGAAATTGAATTTTTAGTTCTTGAAAGCATGACAGGAACATACTTTTTCAGCGCACGAATCTCTTGCACAGCGCAGGCTGTTTGGCCATCTTTTTTGATAACCAATTCAACACAATAATACATACAGTAATTCCATTCTGAAACTTTCATTTCAGTTGGGGTGAAATTACATGACGAACCTTGAACTTCTTTAAGCATTTCATACTTCGTTTGCCCATCCTCCCCGCGCAATGACAACCTAATATAGTTTGTCCAGCCAGACTTTGTGTATGCGCACGAACCAACAATACCAGTTAGATTAAATGTCGTAAACGTAAACACTCCTTTTGGAACCTTTATTTTTTCAGTAATTGTGTATGCTATTCCATCTACAGCGTATCTTACAGTTACTGTATATTCATATCCACTATCCATCCCAGTATTGTTAATCGTACCTGTAACATTTCCGCTTGCAGGAATTACTGCTATTGTTTTAACATGATTATTCACAGAAACTGCCAGACTTGTTACGTCATTACAATCTTGCAGACGCAATGAATACGCCAAAGATGAGCCATCAGCAGCAGGTGTTAGGCTATTGATAGTAACTATTGGCATTTTTGCCGTCGTCACATCGTAGTCTGTGTTGCCAATTTCTGTCCAATAGGAACCCAAACGAAGATATACTAATTTCAAAACATAATCAGTATCTGGAGTCAGACCATTGAATGTGATTGTTTTTTCGGTCGAACGCTTGATAACATTTCCATTTTCATCTTCTAACTGAATATATACAGGATCGGTCGTGGTGTCGTATGTTTCCTTACCTGTCCACGTCATGTGGATTTCGTTATAGGAAACGGCATCCTCGCTAATTGCATATTCTTTTTCAGTTTTGAAAGTTACAGGACTTCCAACCGTAACTTCCTCTCCTCCTGCAGTATCATTTGCTACATAATACAACTGCATTGAGTATTGGGTATCTGCTTCAATGTCTGTAACGCGATTATTTCTTAAAACTCTTGCTACTACCTCACTTTCTCCATTTTCTGTAATACGACATTTGACAGTACCATTCGTATTTCCATACTTTGTCGCACCATCCCACTCAATATACGCACCGTCGCGCGTTATAACTTTCGCTCTTGGAACATAATCAGCCATAACTCACCTCCTATTCTTTTTTATTGTTAGCACTTGCAGAAGCACTGGCAGCCTGTTCTGCAGCCTTTTGTGCCTCTTCGCGTTTTTTCTTCAAACGCATTAGTTCAAGTTTTTTGTTAGTGATGTTGCGGTTGCACTCAACAATTGCTTCGTCTGACATACCAATCTCCGACCAGCGTTGAATCTCCTCTGAATTATCAGACATACCAATAGATGGGTCTTGGTAGATGTGGTGCAATTCCATTTTGTTGATTTTCTCGCGGCTTTCAATGAAAAGACGCTCGCTCATAATAGCCTTGATTAAACTTGCGTCACGCTCAAAAATCTCGTCATAGATTTGCATATTATCCAGACGTTTGATATAACCAAGCGCATTTGCTTTTGTGATTGCCTCTCCAGAGATAGCACCCAATCCCTTCACGTTCTCATACGAGAAGTCTGGCGTGAAAGAACCATTGAGAATAGACTCTTTCAGCACACTCTTTTCGTTGGCTTTCATATCGCTTGCGTCGGGTGGGGTGACATACTCAAATACATCATCTTTACTGCCAACTTGTATCACCTTACCTGTTGCTTTGGGATCCATCAAGCCGTTTTTAACGCTCTTTGACATTTTCAGCATAGGGTCAGCAAAATACTCGTTGCAGTCAGCGTTCTTGCTGTCAAGCCACTCGTCACGCTCAATACGTTCTTGTACTCCTTCCCATGCCTTATTTTGGCGTGCATAGATGATTGGTATTTTCTTGATGATATTATCCTCAACCTCCACAATCCACTCACCAGCAGAATTGGTTTCTGATGGAACAGCGTTTTGCTTGCAATGGTAGATTTTCTCCGATGTGTAGATGTCCCACTTTTTGAATACATTACCATTGTTATCCTTGATGGTGTACCCAACCGCAAAGGCTTTCATGTCGCCATACTGATTGAATAGCGGGCGCAATGTATAGCCCAAAGAAGCAGCCAGTATGACAATGCGAACTTTAACCTCGTCATCGTCTTTATAGATGGCATACAACTTTGCACTCTCTGTTTCGGCACCAGCCAATGATTTCATTTGGCGGGTACGAGAATCATAGTGCAATGTTTTCAGAGTATCTTGGAACTTCTTAAATGCGTCTTGAAGCCCATCTTGCTCTTTGTCATCGTTAAGCAACTCCCATTTAAGGCCGTTATTCATCAAGAAATAGGTCTCAATGTGATTGATGTACTGCTGCCAGTTACGTGGCAGTTTGTTTGTTCTGTAGTCGCTCTTATTCTTGCGCACCTTGTCGGGGCGACCCATAATAGAGTGACTTTTGGTGTTGTACTCCTCGATTGCCTGCTTGACTTCGGCATCTCGGTTCTGGAACAATTGGATTGCCTCGTCAATCTTGCCCTCGGTAATTAAACTTACCACGGCCGCTTTAACACCTTCTGCTGGTCTCGTGATTTCAATTTGCTCTGGCATAGTCTTACAGTCTTATGTTATCAATTTTTACGTATGTTTTAATGCTATATGTAGCACCTGTTTTCTCAAAATATGGAAATATGTCAATAATATGTGTTTTGAGTATTTCCATTGAATCCATTGTTATTTTGTCATTGATGTCCATTAGACCACGTATCTTATCACACGAATACGATACTGTGTCTGGATGAACATGGAACGCGCTGGCGATGTGTCGTCTGTTATACCCCTTTCGGTATAGGTTAAAGATTGCCGCCATCCATAGCGTATGTGACCTTGGTTGTCTTTTCTTTTCTCGTAACGAGATTGCAATTTCACATGATGTCATAATTCCCGATTTTTATATTGTTATTACATAAATATGTTCAAATCACGCTTCGTAATTTCTCGCTCACCAAACTCCATATAACTGTCACCAAAGATGTCCAAAATCACATATCGAAGTGCATCTATTCCGTGGTTGAACTTGTCAATAGGCTTAATATCTGTTTCAAATTCGTCATGGCGGTTCTTTTTATACACGTAGTTTCTGAACTCCTTAATCAAGTCTGTACTGGAGGCAGTGATGTGTATCTTACGTTGGTTCATAATACGTATTCCTGTAATGATACTATCGCCATTCTTTTTGGTAGGAAGCAACATCTTTACTCCAGCACCCTCTAATTCCTTCACCAAGCGATTATCTATATCGCAATGCTTATCTTTATCATCAAACGCTGGACGATGCAGGAACTCGGCTATATCTGCCGTCATCATGCCTGTTTCACGCAAATGCTCACGCACGTATATGTCATTACCCAGAATACAAACTCCGACAACTACAGTAGGATCATTCACAAAACCCCAGTCTATACCCAAACTCTCCTCTGTTTTCCAATCTGGGAACTCACCATCATCTATAATGTCCCAATTCTCACGTGGGAATACCAAACCTTCGACGATTGCAAAGTGTCCAAGACCGAATATCTCCCACAGGGCTGGGTTTGTATCTTTGTACGATTCAATTTCATCTACAACCGGCTTTGGAAGAAAGATATTCTCTTTGTAGGTCGATATGAAGTGATACGTACGACTATCTTCAATCAATCTAAACAGCCAGTGTTCTTCCGTAAATGAAGGGTTATAATCCACTATGATGTATTCGTATGTACGTTGGCGCAACATTGAGAAAGCGTATGATTCAATCTCGTTCGCCTCGTTGCAATACAGAATGTGACGTGATGGGCCACGAAGTTTCTGTTGGTCATCAGCAGAGAAAAACTCTATCTTTGCCCCACTTGGAAATGTGTACACCCAATCTGTTTTATTCATGTTTCGCTGGTTCCACTGACCCATGCTAATCATAATGGCTTCAAAGTCACGATAAACAGAACGCTTCAATACAGGCATTGACTGACGTACGACGCTGACCATTAACGGCTCCTCAATTGTCATTTCTTTTTGGGTCACAGGATCAATCGCTTTTCGCTTGCGGATTGGATTCTGTAAACACTCTAACACAATGAAAATCATTGTGTTGTACGTTTT